GGATTTGCTCTTTACCAAGCAGGCCATTGAATCTCCTGAGAGAGCTGGAACCACATCCAGAATTCCTGTTGAGAATAAGTTAGAGCCACTATACTCTTCTTCGAAACTTTCAGAGGAACTCTCTGGAGCGTTCTCCTTGGACGGAAAAACTTCGTTCTCTGCTGTGTCAGACAATACGCTTAGGAAAGCAGAAAAATACGCAAGACTACAGGTTGTAGCTCTTGGATATCAGCCGTCTGAAGTTACCGCAATTAGATCGAATGAGCACTTTGTCTTATGCAATGCATCTATAAGTACATCAGACTTTACACAGGTAAATGTTCCTATTCCGGTTCAGGTTACAAACGGGATGCCTACTCTTCCAACCTCATTTGTTCAGCAGGACGAGCTTGTCAAGCTGAACAAGGAGAATCTGTTTATCTTTGTTAAGGATATGAATAACTTCACCAAGAAGTCTTCACGACAGAAATTCGAAGCTCAGAGAGCCTGGGGTGATCTAAGAGTTGAAAGTCCCGCTATTCCTTCCGCTCTTGAGAAGTATACCAATTTGGATAACGAACTTGTAGCTGCAGCAACATGCTTCAGCAGAGATCAGGTGAATGCAGCGATTAGCATTGTTTCGGCAGAGCTTTCAAGTCTAGGCATAGGAAGAACTCAGGTGAAGCTGATCTCTGCTGACAAGAGAACTCTACAGCTTGCAGCTTCTATTCCATCTGCACTAGGACAGGTCGAAGCTTCTATTGCAGTTGATATGCCAAATGGAAGTCCCGTTATCCCTTCTCACCTATCTGTAGCTGGAGAGAGATACAGACTTAACCCGACTGGATTAAAGAGCATTCTTGCTCACGCTGCAAAGACCGAGTCTATTAATAAGGTTTCTAGAGAAACTGAAGAAATGGGACGAATGACATACGCTCAGCTTGTCGATCAAATGGATAATGGAGTAGCTCACTCTAACTTAAAACAGGCTGAGGCTGCATTGAGCGTTATAGAGAGCAAGTTTGGTAGCCAGAGGTACATGGCATCTTTGGATCGTTTTTCGAAGCTGCTTAAGCATGCATCTGGAAGCACAGAGAGAAATACCTTGATAAAGGAAGCTTTTGATCGAGGCGACTTAATTAACGTTCCGACATCCGTCCAGCTTTATTGCCCCAAGCTTGGACTACCTGTTAGTAAGGTGACATTTGATGCCAAGGGCAGAGTAGTTCCTATGACAAGGAAGACTCAACCGGAAGAGCTAAATGCTTCCGGAGTTATGATCTCTACATCAAAAGTATCACTAACATAGGAACCTTATGAGCAATCGAAAAAATAAAATATTAAACATTTTAAATGAAGCATCTAATCCGAATGTATCTCGGATTAGTGAGCTTCATAAGCTGGCCGCCTCAGATCAGCATGGTATTTTTCAGCATTTTCAATCTAATGTAGCAGACGATGCAACGAGAGAGAAGTACCTATCGGAGAGAGGCGGAGAGGCTCCATCTAGAGATACGGAGTCTCTTTATAATTTAAGTCCAGAACATAAAGATTCGAAAGTTACGGCTCCAGAAATTAGTCCGTCACTATCAACTCGGTATTCTCCGGACAGAGTTGGAGTACAGGCTAGACGTATTGGTGATGGAATAATGCAGGATCCATACACTAATAAGATCTACGATTACAATGAGGGATTCAAAACGGAAGACGGAAGAGAATTCCCAGGTGGAAGCCCAAGCCTCCAGACGGACATTATGAATCTTGCTAACCATCTGGACGACCAGGGGCTAGTAAAAGAAGCTAATTGGTTAGATGCAATGCTGAAGAAGGCTAGGGAGTTTTCTGTATCCGGGCCAAATTTCGAAGATGCACTATCTACCTCTCAGATTGCAGACGTTCTTCATCAGCTAATGGAAAAAGAAGATCTATCAATTCAGGCTGCGTCGGAGAAACTTAGAGATGTTGACTCCAAAACTCCATGGGTTAGGGAACTTCTCGGCCTTAGTGTAGATCCTGTAGACTCTGTGACAGAATTATCAATTCCGGCTGTAAGCGTTCGAACTCCAGGCCGGCTGATGGGATATGAATTAGAGGCTCTTATGCGGGCTGATCGCGATCAAAGCTCTTCATATAAATTTGATGTAGATAGAACTGTTGAGATTTTTGAAGGTAACCTATCGGCAGCTGAGGAAGAGATTCTCGCCTCTTCTCCGAAAAGAGAAGTTGCAGCTGGAGTGATTAGAGAAGAGATAATTAGCTTATCTAATCTTCTAGACGAAAGAGGCTTATATAAAGATGCTGATCGTCTGGACGCTATCCTAAAGATATAAACAAAGCCAATTTTTTATAAGTTGTAAGGCTCTGGCTTGGTAAAATAAGTCAAGAGCCTTTCTTTTTATTAGAAGCCTGTTGAGGAACATATGAGCAAAAAAGTCTTAAACCATCCTGATAAAGAGGATATAATAAAAAAACTACTTGAGGGAGACTCTGTAAAGTCTGTTGAGGCATGGCTTAAAAAGAAGTATCCAAGAACGAAGAGACTCCATGTTTCATATATGACGCTTCAAAAGTTTCGAGGAGATAATCTCAACTTGAAGGGCGATGTCCTTGACGATATTAAGAATAAAAGAATAGAGGTTGATAAAAAAGCTTTAGAGGCAGAAACCAAGATGGTTATTGATTCATCTTCGGCTTATCAACAAAAGATCAATGAAATAGCAGGGACAGAGCTTGATGTGACCCGAAGGTTGTTGGAAATGGACAAACTAATTGGGTCAAGAATAGAATATTACTTCAATCTCTTAGAGAAGGGCTCGACGTCTCACAGGGATGACAAGGTCTTTATTGAATATATCAATACGATGAAATCATTAATGCAGGATTGGAAGAAGTACATAGAGGGCGTTGCTGATAAGCGAATAGATCATAATATAAATATAAATGTAGTTAATGAGCAAGCTAAGATGCTTAAAGAGGCTGTACTTAGCGTCCTACAAGAGATTAATCCAGAGTTGGTAACGGTATTCGTTACAAGATTAGACCACAAAATAAAGACGCTAGATGCTAATAACGATAGACTTATAGAGGGAGAAATCATAGATGTTTATTGATGGCAAAATCTATAAAGTCTTTCGGATGGAAGATCTTAACAGCTTAGTCTCTTTTGAGAAATGGATTCGAGACAATACCGATCTATATAAAGAGGATCAGGTTATAAGTCCAGAACATTTTAAAGTTTTTATAGAATATTTAAAAAGCCAGACTAATGATGTTAAGTTGGTAAGCAAAAAAGAATGGCTTAAGCAGCTTGAGCTTCTTTTTGTCCGACTGGAAAAAGAAGATGAATAAGTATTTTTACGAAAAATTGGTAAGTCTCTCTTCTGGAATCAAAAGTGATAAATTTGAGAAGCTTACGAAGAGGGCTCAGTACCTTTCCTCTCTCGCCATTGATTCTGATGAAAAGATGGAGAAATATCTTTTAGTAAAAAATGCCGCTCTAGATATAGGGGCAGGGCCTCTTGATGAAGAGATCAAGAGAATATTAAATCTTAATATTAAAAATAAGAATGATGCTTATTATGTTATCGTGAAAGCTAGACTTAATTCAAAGGGAATTAAAAAACTTGCTTATCCAAGTCATGGTCTATCTCCAGACGACATCGGTGAAGAGTATAATGTTGGCGCATGGCTAGACCTTGTGTATAAGATATATAACTCAGTTGAATCTGGGGAGATGTCAAAGGAAAATGCTTTAGAATATTATAGTAATTCTTTAGATATAAAGGAGAAGGATAGTTTTCTTAAGTGGTTTGAATATTATAGCGCCGGAGAACACCTAAAGTATAGTCTTGAAGAGGAATTGGATATGAAGAAGAAAGCAATTTATCAAGCCGGTTTAGTAAGTAGCCCTTATTCTGCTGACAGAGGCAATAACATGCCTGGAAGCAGCTTTGATGGAGGGAGAAGAAGCTTTGAAGAGGCGTCAAATCAGGCTGGGAAGAATTCAGAAGAAAAAGGTGCATTCTCTACTTGGAAGCAGCAGCTATACGGTGCAATCAGAAGAGTTGATAAGCTCATTCGGTCTGACCGATATGTTGATCACGAAGAATATAGTGATTTATCGGAAGCTTTAAAGAATCTTAGCATCTTAGCTAAAAAGGTGAAGCTCGCTAGAACGCTGTCAGATATAACTTACAAAACTGCATCAACATTTGAGCGAGCAGGAGTAGACGAGGTTGCAGGCATTTTAAAGAAAATAGCACAAGAAGTTCCATCTGATGAAGAGTTTACCCCTGAGCCTCAAGCAGAAGCGGCTCCTGCAGAGCCTGTGCAGCCGCAAGAGCTTCCTGCCGAGGCCATTCCGACTCCTGAGCTTCCAGAGGAAGAGGAGGCTACTCCATCGCCATCAGACGCCTCTGGCGTTCAAGTTCCGGAGACAAATGAGGTAGAGCCTGTAAAGTTTAAAGATATCATGCCAATGCCTGGAGCTAAGCCTAACGAGTACGCCGAGCTTGCTGGGGATATAAGCCTTGAGACTGCCGCAGCAAAACTGGATGAGGTAGCCGGAATGCTTGCAGATAGAAGAATCATCAGGCAGCTTGCAGAATTCGATATCATGTTGGACAAAATTGGTATTGCATCTATGTTCCCTGAGCTTGCAGAATCTCAGAGTAAATTAATTGACTCATTCTCATATGCACTAACGCGAGTTACAAAGATGATGGGACAGCTGGCAAACGCTAAGACGCTTGTGGACGCAGGCGCGGGTGCGGGCGTGCCTGGAGAGGCAGCACCCGAAACTGAGTCTGAAGAGCCAGAGATAACTCCGGAAAATCTAGAGGCAGAGGAGCCCGCAGAGTTACCAGGGGAGCCCGCAGAGTCAGCAGAGCTATCAGAAGAGCCGTTATTGGGATAATTAAATGAAGTCAGAAGGCCTTTATGAACAAATATTAGATATTTGTAAAAAAAACTTCATCTCCAAACCATATGCGGTTGGAGGAGTTCCTAGAAATATATCTATGGGGATGGCAACCGAGTTTGAAGATATAGATTTGACGACAAATCACTCCGACGCTGCTAGGCTCGCCATAACAATAGCGTATACATTTGATGAATTGTTTAAATTATTTCCAGATGGCCACGTAGCGGTATACTTCGATAAGTATACACTGGATTTCTCAAGTAATTTTATCTCAAAGAGAGCAGTGGAGTATATTGAGAAAGAACTTGGGATTAAAGATAAGTCTTTTCACGAGGTTTACAGTAGAGACTTCACAATGAATACTCTTCATATGGATATTGAAACAAAAGAGATAACGGATCCGACCGGCTTGGCTTTAAAAGACCTTGAGGCGAAAATGATAAGAACATGTGTTCCTCCTGAGATCACGATTGGTGATGATCCAAAGCGAGCTTTTAGAGCAATAAATTTTGCGGCACGTTTTGATTTCGAAATAGACCCGGAGCTTATAGCTTTTGCAAAGGCTAATCGAAATAACTTCAAGACAGATGGATCATTATTTGTTAAGCCAACATCCATAACAAAGGTTATAAATAGAGCCCTTGGCGCAAGTCCGGAACTTACGATAAAGCATTTGATGGATATGGATCTGTTGACAACTGTTCCGCTGGTTGGAAGATTCAAAGATGAACTGATAAGAAAGAAGATGATAAAATATTATCTAGATAATATCTAATATTATTTTACTAATATTATTAAAACAATAGGAATATAAATGATTAGAGGTAACATTCATCAGTGTCCGTTCGGTCTCCCAGTTGCAGAGGGCTGCGTGAGTATTGGTTCAGTTAGAAAGAATGGCAAGAAAAATAGAGCGGTTGTAAAAGATATGACCCCATTGAGTTTGGCGGAAAACGAAGAGGAACATCAAGAAATTACTGAAGGAAATATGGATCTAATGCTTTTGGCTGGTGAGGAGATAAAATGCCCATTTGCCGATAGGATATTCAAAGAGAAAGGGACTGTTGATTGTAAGTATGATGAAAAGCAAGACAGACTTCCCGCTGGAAATGTCGGATTAACTGGTAGCCCATTATATCCGCATACTATGATAGGAAATATGCCAGAAGCACAATATGGATACCCTTTGGATCAATATTCTGATAATAATGAAAGTAGAAGTGTATATTACGGTATATACAGCCTTGTAGGATAGGAGATAATATGTCTAAAAAGTTTGAGCAAATAATTTATAAAGAAGCAACACAGCCGGATGAGGCTTACGTGTATGACGAATCAGATGATGTATTTTTCGCAGAAGAGCTGCAGGGTGAGCCGGAAGGTTTGGTCGGGGCAATTATGGGATTAGAAGATGAAGATAGTCTCGGTTCCGATCTTGCTGACAAAACCATCAAAGAGGTTTTGGAGCCAATGGCTGAGGGAGAGGAAAGCTTTGGCGGCTTAGCAGAAGAGCTAAAGAATCTTGACTCAGAAGTCACTGAGCTTGTGAAAGATCATGGAGACGTAGTTCTCGGAGATCTTCTTCCTGGCGCAGATGTGCGACCAGAAGAGTTAGAGGATGATGTAGAAGAAAAAGAAACTGATTATGAAAACGATGGAGATCTGTCTAAATTTATGGCCTACATTACTGATCAGTATCCGTCTAAGATCCCTCAGCATGATGGGCGTACTACGCTCGGCTGCGAACGAGCTTTGAGCTTTCTGGGGAGAACAAACGACGAAATATCTAGGGCAATTAAGGGAGACAGAGATAGTCTCTTGGATATTGCAGCCCTTGAGGATATCAGGGTTGCCATTATGCGAGATGTTCTCGTGTTAAAAGATCATCTGAATAAGCTAAATAAAAAAGTAAAAGAAGACCACTCAAAAAGGGCTTCGGCCAAACTCCCACCGGCGTGGGCTGCTTCGTCTGGAGAAAGTGTAGACTACAAAGACCTCGTTAAGGAGGCCGGCACGCCTTCCAATATTGTTATCACAGTAACCGCGTTTGAAAGAGCTATTTCTGGGATCATGATAAATGCTCATGTCTCCGCTGGGCACCCAATGGAAGAGGTATATGACTTCTTGGCAAAGAAGTATGACCTGACTGATCGGGAAGAGCTGTCTATAATGCAGATTCTCGTTGATAGTGGATTCCATGTCTTTAAGGACAGAGGCTCATTCTCACAGAAGATTAACAAAGATGACAGCACTGGTAAGCAAAACGTAGACTTTATGAGAAATTACTTCGCATAAGTTGGATATAAAATGAAGATTAATCGTCAAAATTTAACAGAAGATTATACAGCCTGCTCAACAGCAGATTGGATCAGTGATTTCTCAAAAAATCTTGAGAAGAATGCTGACTATTTGGATAATCTGAAGTCAATTATGAAAAAGAGAAAAGATTTTTCTAGCATTGATGAGAAGATGGCCGACATAAAGGACCGCGCAGGCTTTAATTTGATTAAGGACGTTGATAGCGGCGGACCAACAAAAGTCGCTAGCGAAGTAAATCCTGATAATTGCTCTTGCGGAAAGAACAACTGCCAAAAGTGCAATCCGGAGATATTTAAATCGCTAAGGATGGTCATAGACTACATAAAGGGCCTGACAGAGCATCGGCCAGAGGTCGGCGCGCAGGCAGCACTTGCCGCATGCTATGAGCAGCCTGGATTAAGACTTTCTAATCTAATGCGTCAAATAGACAATAAAAAGTTTATGGACTTAATTAAAAAGATTATAGGTGATAAAAGTTCTGAAAATTATACTAAAGACGAAGTAAAATATATTCCAGAAGAATTTTCCTCGGAGGAAGATGGTGCTGCTGATCTGTCCGATTATTGGACACACGCACAAACTGGATAAAATGGTAAATAAGAAGAGTGAAAAAGATTTATTTGAACAATTAAAGTCAAGCTTCCTCGATTTTGATCCAGCACACTTTGTAAAAGGTAATCTAACATTAGACGGAGCTGAATTCAACGTTTTAGATAACGGTTGGAAGTTCATGTCTGATATCTATCGGTATATAGCCCTTCAGGCTACTAGGCCAGATGGAAAGCCGGTTGTTATAAAGAAAGGAAGACAGGTTGGTGCCACAGTTATGGCTGGGGCTCTTGATTTATTCTTTACAAACAGTGGGCTTTTTTGTGACCCAAACATTCGCGTTATCCATCTCTTCCCCGCTTTAGGCCAGGTGAAGAAGTTTTCTCAAGACAAGTTAGAAAACCTCATAAGAACGGCGAAAGACGACTTCATAACAAAAAACAAATTAAATAGCCCTAACTCCGTTGACAATCTGACGATGAAGCAGTTCAATACTGGAACTCTCTGGATAGACAGCCTGGGAGCTGACGGCGACAGAATTCGTGGTATGACAGTTGACGTTGCTATGTTCGATGAGGTTCAGGAGATGCTTGGACATGCGATAGGAAACGCTACCAAAATTCTTACTGCTGCAAAATATGGACCGGTCGGCCAGGGTGTGCAGGTTTATTTCGGAACACCAAAGGACAAAAATACTCATTTTTCAACTATTTGGGATCAATCAGACCAAAGATATTATCATTTGGGCTGTATTAATTGCAAAAAGACCTACCCCTTTTACCTCCCTGACGACAATAGATGGCAGTCGATTTGGTTATATGAGAATACAATTCAATGCCCTCTCTGCGGAACAAAGCAAAAGAAGATAGAGGCTATCGAATTGGGGAAGTGGGTTGGAACAAGGCCGTTTGAAGATTCTGATTTTGTCGGATATCATATCAATCAGCTTTATATCCCATATTTCACAAAAGAAAATATTGAAAAACTTATGCCGGAAAATAATCCGGCCCAGACAGAAAGGCTTTGGAAGAATGAAGTCATTGGGGAATTTTATTCGGGAGCCGGAGCCCCGCTTACTAAGGCGGAGATTTATAAGCTATGTAGAGACCCGGATCGATACTTTGCCAAGTCTATAAAGCGAGATGAGAAGTCAGTATACCTTGGGTCAGACTGGGGCGGAAAAGATGATGATCCGAACTCAAAAGGTGGACAGTCGTTCTCTTGTGTGGTAGTCCTCTCCGCCTCTCCAGATGGAGTTCTCTCAATTGAGCATGCTCATAAGCTAAAAAAGAATACATTTGAATTTAAAAAAGATACGATAAATGAAATGTACAGGCGGTTTGGGATAACAAGAGGTGTATCTGACTGGTTCTTCGGGCAAGATGTTGTAACTGACTTGCAACTTACCTATAGAGATAGGTTTTTGGGGGCCCAGGGAAGCGGAAGTTTGGTAAAGCCGGTAAAATATAGGGAAGATGAGCTAATTATTTCTTATAATAAAGATCTACTAATTGACGAGCTGATTGAGTTGTTTAGAAAGGGAAAGATTAGATTCCCATGGAAAAGTTATGAATATGTGGAGTGGTTAATTGATCACTGCACATCGATGGAATCAAAAATAAGAATCTCTGGCGGCCAGCCCATTAAGACTTATGTTAAGGGAAACTCTCCAAACGATGGATTTATGGCATTAATGTATGCTTATATGGCATACAAATTTGATTTAACCAAAGGGTTCTCTATTAAGCCCGGAATGGAAAGGCAGTCTCAATATCCAAGAGCTGTAATTGCGAATATTAAGCGGAGAATATAACATGAGTAGAAGAACAGATCGGCCGCCGACTCCTTTAACTAAAAAGACAGCAGAATCTCTTTCCGAAACTAGAAGAGCACAAATTTCAGATGCTGCAAATAAACGCCTAGATAATGAAGAAAACTCAACCTTATCTGGATCAATTGCTCATAGTATAAATTATCGGAAGAAAGCTCTAAATCTCATAAAGAGTGGATCTATATCTTCTCCAATGCCTGGGCCAACTGTATCTGGAACTTCAGATAGAATGTCTCCGGAGATATATTCTCCGTTATTCCAGCTTGCGAACCTAAACCTCCCAAGAGACCGAGTGACTATGAACGCTTGGAACCGTGTCTTTTATGACACGCATCCAATCGTTAGAAATGCAATCAATCTTCATGCTTCGTATCCAATAAGCAAGATTAATATCACATGCAAAAATAAAAAAGTACAACAATTTTTCATGGAAATGGCGGAACGAATCGACCTGTATTCCGTTGTATACGGAGCAGCCTTGGAGTTCTGGAAAATGGGTGAAAAGCTGAGTAAAAACAGTATGTTAGCCATGTCAGATGGTTCTC